ATAAAATTTCTGGATATTCTGGGTCCCAATAAAAATCTATGCGCTGTATATTACCATACATGTTTCTTTTTTTGTATGTAGACGCATAAGATGTTACAGGCGTATCTCGGAAAAAGAAACCGTTTAGCTGCATACCACCATTAGGTGCATCTATTTTTTTGCCGTCTGCTGAGAAAAACAATGTTGGTTTATCTTTACCAAAAATGATAGCAACTTTTTTATTTTTGTATTCATCAGGCACAACAAACTTTTCTATGTCATACCAAAACCAATTATGTGGACTATACCAAGCACCACACAAATCAATCCAACTTTCCTTTTGATTTAGTATAGAGAAGTTTTTGGTGTCATCAAATAACTTTGTGTAGTCTATAACTTCTAATATATTTTCTAAACCTAGTTCTTTGACGTAGGGGATTGCATTATAATATATCTCACCATTATGGTTTTCGTCCGACATATTCAATGTGTCTTGACTGAAAGCCCCAGCAACAACAATCTTATCTATTTTTAGATTGTTGAAATGGAATGTTTCTAGTATGTTGGTTGAATCATAACCACCCGAATAACAGAGTATGACATAATCGTATTTGTCACGGATTCTTTTGGCCTGTTCAAGATAATAATGATTTATCGAATGTGGGGGTTCAATCGACCAATCCAGCTTTTCATATATGTGATCGTAGTAATAGAAATATAGTGGTTGTATTGTTTTTTGACTATATTCTACGGCTTCTATCTTCGAATCAAACTTTTTGCCGTCTTGGCAATAATAATAAAACATAAAAAAATCAATAAGCTTGGAACATCTTAAATCTTGCAGTTAATGGATTTCTATTGCTATCCCATGCAGCGGCACTAAAACCATCAGTATTATACATCATGGGAACAACCAAATCATCAACGCCTATAGAAACCGTATAATCACTTCTTGTATATGTTGGATTGTTTTGTTGTCCTCCAGTGCCTAAAATATATTCTGTTGCACGGCCGGTAGAACCTGTCCATGAACCACTTTGCCATGTTAATGTTGTAATATAATATGCTATATTGCCATAACCGTCATATACTGGAACCTGGGTAAAATTCACTCCTGTGTTTGATAAAGAAAGACTAATACCACTTCCACTTACTGTCGGAGTGAAGTTAAAACCTTGAACAGACCATTCACCACCAAAATCGGTTTGGCCTGTGAAATAAAATAGTTGTTTGCCGTTGTAACAAGCTTGAGCACCTGAAGCATTGTATGTTGATGAATTAAAAATCATAAATCCGGTTGCAACATAATCATTCACACCAGTTTGCATCCAATCCCACCAAACTCTAGTTGCTGTTTGAACTTTTGATAGTTGTGTTGAATTGAAAGCCAACAAACCAGTAATCATGCTGTCAGTCCAAGAACTTCTTGGATGTCTCCAACAGAAAGTTGTATTATAATCTGGTGCTAAATGTGTTGCGTCAACCACATCACCTGTTCCGAGAGCAAGAACACTTTTTCTTAATGCTCCATATCCGGTTCCATAAAGTGTTGGTACCAATGGAAACCAAACACTATTCAATCCTCCAGCAGAAACCTGAACGGTTGGATTGCTGGTTGTGGCCCAAACATCACCGCCTGATGGAGCTAAAACGAAATTAGAACCGCCGCTGACAATTGCGTTTCCACCATAACCACCAAGACCAGCACCAAACAGATTGTTAAGTGAACCGGCATTTCCACCACCAGAATTATAGTGTGAACCGTAAATTATAGGTGTTGTGGTGTCACCATAGGTCGCAACTTGAAGTCCCCATGCTTTTGTGCCACGGAAATTTGAAAGTGACACAGCACCACTTGTTGGAATACTAGGGTCTGATAGTCCTATGTTATCGACATAAGAACCACCCCTATAATATTCATTTATTCCAATGGGGTTCGTTCCACCATAGGCACTTTGTATATCGGCTAAAGAAATTTGGCCTGAAGGTAATGTTGTTGCCATTTTTTGACCTTATAGCGTTGTTGTGCTTGCTGGCGGTGAGGTGACAACTGCACCATAAGTACCAACAGTAATAATTTTGTTTGATGTGTTTGTTATTCCATATAATGGTTTGAAAGCTGCACCAGCAGAAATATTATAACCAGACAACAAACTGAAATTAACACCATCTGTAGAAACAAATATTCCACGATTTGAAACAGCATAATATTTGCCAAAAGAATAACTTACATCATAAAAATTGTTTATTCCATCTGTGTCTAATCCACCAGTTATAACACAATCAGCCCATGTTGTTCCATCCAAACTGTAATTTATAAAACCACCAACTGAAGGAGATTGTCTGTTTCTACCGCACATCATAAAGCGATTATTGACCCACACAAGTTTATTAACATCTCTATAACCGGTATAAGTTCCTAGTGCGGTATTTGTACCGGGCCAAGTTCCATCAACGCTGGTTTTAATGGATATTCCGGATACACTACCAGTATTTGTGACTTTTACCCAAAGTGAACTATTAGCGGCAATACCGTAACCATAATCATTTGTTCTCAATGTCCATGTTAAACCACCATCGGTACTAATCCATTCTTGTGTGCTGGCGTTAGATACAGCTATTAGTGTATCTCCTTTTTTTGCAACTTTAGATAGTATGCCACTTGTATTGTTTTGAAGTCTTGTGGTCCAAACCGATCCATCTTCACTTGTTAATATTAAGACGCCGGCACCACTTTGTGAACTACCAACTGCAACAAATCTAGTGCCTGTCCAAATAATATCATATAAATTACCAAAAGTATAAATGGTCAATGAATTTGTGTCTATACGATTCCAATTATTGCCATCTAGGGTAACAATTAAAGTTGGTTTTGCTGTGGTTCTATTAAATTCATTTGAACCGTGGTCACCAACAGCTATAGTAGTTGTACCATTTGTTGCAACGGCATTTAGTGCAGTCGCTGGTTTTGAACCTGATTCTAATGAAGTCCAATTTAATCCATCACTACTTGTAACAACTAGACCACTACCAGCACCAATAAACTTAGTTGCAGCAAAAGTCAGCGATTTCAAATTATTGACATAACTTAGTCCAGAACCTGCAAAACCTCCCGTTTGTGATCCAAGAAAGTTTCTATATGTCCATGTAATTCCGTCAGGACTTGTCATTGATTCGCCACTACTTGATACTGCAACAAATAATCCAGCGCCATAAGAAAGACCACTAATTGCGCCGATTGTTGGTGTAGTTCTACTGGTCCATGTCACTCCATTTGGACTTGTATAAGCCAATGTGCTATTGCCGGTACATGCAACAAATGTATTATTTCCCCAAGTGACAGAGGTAAAACTTACTCCACTACCAGTTCCATTCGCTAAGTTCCATGTTGTTCCATCGGAACTATACATTATATACCCTTGAGCGATAGCAACAAATACGAATCCATTCCATAAAACTTGGTTAACTTGCCAAGTTAGACTTGAATTCGGAGAAGTTCTTGAAGTCCATGTGATACCATCAGGACTTGTATACATTGATCCAAGTGGGCCAGCAACAACAAACAATGATCCGCTATATGCAATAGATTTCGCTTGTGTTAAACCTGGTAAAGTGCGAACAGTCCAATTCACCAAATCTGGACTTGTAAGTATTTGTGAATAAGTTGTGCTGGCGCTGTCTGAAAAACCACTCACAAGACAAACATATAATAATCCATTCCATTCAATATCAAATACTCTAGCTGGAAATGTAGTTAATGCTGTTGTCAATGTGGGTGTAACAAGAGAGCGATTTATGCCTATTGTTTGCCAACTAGTTGCTGTAGAATCGGTGCTATATGTTATAACAGGGTTAAAACCATCACCAGGAATAAAAAATTTATTATTTAAATATTTGATGTAACCACCACCAGTATATGTGGTTTGAGATGTTCCTGGTCTTATAAATCTTGAACCCCACAAAACACCAGCAGCAGAAGATCCATAGAATCTACCAATAGGTAATGCACCAGCACTAGGAATTGCACCTGCATCGCCGCCTGTTCCAGCAGCAACAAATGATCCACCAGCGTAATACTCACCCAATCCAATAGGATTTTCTCCGCCATATTCGGTTTGTAGACTAGAAAATGTAAGTGCGCCAGCTGATGGTATAGACATTTTTACCTATTATTCTTATAGAAAGTTATATGATCCAACAAATTATTTAGGTGATCTTCCGTTTTCTCTATAAAAATCAAAGGTTTGTCATTCTCCACAGCCATCAAGATGACAATTTGGTCAATGGAATTACCCACCAATTCTTCATACATGCATGAATATGCGGTACATTGTGCAAAGTAGTCCTGAATGTCCTCTATCTTCTTAACTTTTTTGGATGTTTTGAAGTCAATAACGGACAGTTTACCTTCCCATTCAGCAATCAAATCTACACGACCAGCCATACCAATATTTGTAGACCATAGAGCCTGTTCTTGGTAGTGTATGTTGTTGATTTTATGTAATTCTGGTTTGATACTCTTGAACATCTCCAACGCATCAGGCATGATTTGACCTAATGGTTCGTTTCGTAGATACCTTTCACATAAAGTATGCACATTGGTGCCACGGGATGTGGCCTGTTTGGAGATTTTATTGGCTGTTTCTTCACCCACCCGTCTACGCCATGCCATGATGGCTTCTTTTTTCTTTGCACCAATTACAGTTGTAACTGAAGGCAAACGAGTACCATCAGGCAAAGAATAGTATCTTTTCCCATCAGGAAAAGTTTGTGATTGTAAATCTTGTAATTGTTTGGGTGTGCAATATGTAAACATGTTTATCCTGGTGTATCATCATACTTCAATTTAGCCAGAATGTAATCTTTAACCAAAGATGAACGAACAATATCATCAACAGTAAATTCAATTCTTGTAAACGAATTCATATGATAAGCAATATCAAAAAACTTTAAAATACCTGATACATCATTCTTCTTTTTGTTTAGGTCTGTTTGACGATAATCACCACACCATACAATTTTAGAACGATACCCAACACGGGTCATAACTGTATCAATTTCTTCAAAGGTCATATTTTGCATTTCATCCACAATAATGATAGCGTCATCAAACGACATACCACGAATGAATGAAGTGCTTATAAATTCTATGTATCCTTGTTCTTCCAATCGGTCCCATGCGTCTTTACGACCAAATAGAGTTTCGCATATTTGACGGTATGGTTGTTGATAGATTTCCATTTTTTCTGATACATCACCTGGGAGGTGACCAATCTCACGGCTTTGCACCGCAGAGCGAACAACGATAATCTTTTTAAATGGATTACCTTTGTCCAATACTTCTTCCATTGCTTTGTATAATGCACAGAATGTTTTACCTGTACCTGCAACACCGTGCAGCGCAATGAAATAATCACCTCGTTTATATGAATCAAAGAATTTCTTTTGATTATCTGTCAATGGATCAAATGTCTTGAGGTGATCTAATTTGATCTTTAGTGCATTACTTACTGGCTGATGTTTATTCTTCCACTCATCTCCACTATTAACTTCTTCTAGATTTCTTGGTGTTTTCTTTGTGACCATTTATTCCCCCTAATAACGCAGCCAATTTTACATTCTTCTGTTTTTGTTGTACCTTCACTGGGGCTTTTTTTACGGTGGTTTTTTTACCATTGGATCCTTTCGGTAAAAATAGAGCCGGCACTTGTGTCATTACCATTCCCTCGGCATTTTAGTTTTGTGAGATTTTGCGAGCGTATTACCTGGCACGGTGTCTTTGATTCGTTGAATCACACCTTGTTCAAATGCTTTGACAGGTTGACCTGTACCTGGAGTGCTCATGCGAATTCCATCACCAAGGCCTGCAAGACCTTCGATGCTGAAATATCTTTCTAGATGTGGGTTATCTTCTTTGAATTGGTCGAGCACAGTATAGGACATTTTGTGCTCTTCAACTTCATTTGTATCTTTATTGAGAAACTGATAAACTGGCATTAACAAACCACTCCGGTATATTACGATTTTTCCACTTTGCGAAACGGACTTTCTCCTGTATATAGTATTTATGATAGGACTTGAGGCTATCATACTTACGACCAGGTACAGGATTTTCAGCAAGAACTTTTAGGTCAACAGGCATAGCAGGTGTTGGTGCAAAAAATTTGCCTAGAGGAATATTTTCTGGCCAATTTTGCAAAACATCCTGCAATTTTTGACATGAATGAATTTTACCATAACGGTGTGTATATTCATCAAGCAGATGCGACCACATAGTATACAGCCATTGATAGTTGTATAAATTTTCACGACACCAGATTGCTGATGGATGATTCATGTGTGATGCTTTGTATAAGATGTGTTCACGTTCATCATCAAGGCGCCACCGTTGAATCCGGCGACCATTGGCAGTCAGATCGGTGTATTGTTCACCGTCAATCACACGATGAGCCGTAGACATGAGTTGAGCATACTCAATAATCATTTTAACCACGTGCTTGTCACAATGCATTTCAGCACAGGTCTTTGGATCTGGATCAAG